ATTTTCCTATTCCTGAACAAGCATAATCACTTGTTTTCGCTGCATCTTCACCTGTTGCTGTTAATGTAAATGTTGTTTGTTCTACATTGCTTTCTGCTACTGTTGCTGTTACTGGATCTACTCTATCTATAGTTTGTACATCTACTGTTGCAGTTGTTGTAGTTTCTGAAGTTTGTCCTGCTTTATCAAATAATCTAGCATAAACCATTCTGTTTTTATAAACTTCAACTCCACCTTCTGGATAATCTTCCCATTCTCCATCATCGCTATCGAATTGGTATTTTACAACTAATTCTTCATCATCACTATCATTAGTAAAATATACTTTAACCGGAACATCTTTAGTAAATCCACCCGGGTCACAAACTACTCCAATTGTACTATCATTTGATGGCGCTACTGTTCCGGTTGTTACTGTGACACTTGTTTCTTCACTTTCATTTCCAGCCAAGTCAATTGCTTTCATACTTACTATGTATGTTTTACCTTGCTCAATCTTCCAATCAGTATTTGATACTTGCTGTAAAACAGCATCATTTTCGGTACCTATGAAAGTATAACTATTTGATTCTTGTTTTGGTGTCCAAGATGCTAAAATAGTATCTTGATCATTCTTAATTTGATATTTATATCCACTTATATCAACATATTTATCTGCTGTACCTTCACTACCTCTATCTGTTGTTTCTCCACTTACTTTTACACTATATGTAGTTACATCTGCATCAGCAGCAAAAGCATTAGGCGCTTTAGTATCTATATTATCTATTAAAATACTTGCTGTTCCTTTTCCTGTAGTTCCATCAAAATATCTAGCATATACATTTCCATTAGCACTTACTGCTTTTGTAACTTCTGCATTTGTTGTATTTAAATTGCTAATTTCATTCGTACTTATTGTTTGCCAATTACTCTCACTTAAACTAGCTCCGCCAGCTTCAACTACTGCATATTGTAAATTCTTATTATTAGCACTATCTAAATAAGTACCGTCACAATTTATAGTAACATTAACATTTCCATTAGTTACTTGTGCATTTGTACCAGTTGCATCACTTCCATCTTTTGCATTTTTAGCACTCATTACTATGCTTCTTATATTTACTGGTATTTTAATCTCTTTTGTATAAGGCGATTCTAAACTTAAAACAACATTTACAACTTCTTTTCTATCAATATCATTAACATCAGCAGCAAAATCTATTGTGAAATTATCAATTGAATCTTGTCCACCATTTAAAGTTCTATCAACACCAGTATTAGAAATTGCTACATTACTATTTGTATTATCACTCATAGTAAGAGTAAACTTAGTATTATCGCTAACTTTCACATTATATACTGTATTAAATACGTCATATGCTCCATTTTGAGTATTACTTATAGCCAACTCTAAACTTGCCTTACCATCACTCTCCATAAATATATCAGCTGCTGTTATAGGACTAACATTAAAGTTTAATGATGCAGTTGTAATATTAACTACAAAAGACTTATTATGTGTATAACCTAAATACTTAGCAGTCTCAACTGTAGGTGTACCAACAAAATTAACTTTATACGTAAAAGTCTTACCAGCATACTTCGCACTATTATATGCCTCAGCTGAATTCCATTTAACTCTTAAAATATAATTATGTAATGGACTAGTTGTACCATCACCAACAAGAACAATATCACTTACAGCCGCACTATTAGTAGCATTACTATCATTATCAATTTCGACTATTAAAGGACTTTCAGTTATATTCTCATCACCTGGCAATCCAATTTCATTATCAATAGATAAAGTATATTTCATAGGCACTTTATTATACGAACCACTAGCCGCATTCTCAACTGTAAATTGGTACTCATATCCATTCTCATAGCCTTCCTCATTCGCCATAAAACCAGGATAAATCGCACAAACTTTACTATCAATAACTTTAGTAGCCTCACCACCATTTAAAGAAACAATTGGCAATAATCTAAATCTAATATTTAATAAACTATTTAAAACTTTATCAGCATCGGCACTAGGAACAACTCCATCTTTGTATTTAAAAGCAACTGTGAAATCTAAAGTCTTATCCTCAGCGCCATGACCAATAACAGTTTCTCCAGCCTTCATATTATCACTTAAAGAATAAGTAATATACTCATTCTTAACTTTATTAGCATTATTATATACAACCGGTTCTTCTACTCCAACAAAAACATATTTGTCATTAGAATTATTATATAACGACACATTATATGAAATTGTTGAATCTGAGGAATCTCCTAACACAACAGTAGTACCTAAATTAGTACTAAAATATGTATCAACAGTTGACTGAGCCGCATTACCAGCACTTGTGCCACCACCAACAGGCTCTCCGACCTCATAGTCGAGCCGGATTTTAGAAAAACTTTTTCACCCAATTACTTTTTTTATCTAACTTGCACAAAGTTCATTCTTAATTATACCCATACTATGTTTATTTATAAAATCAACTGCTTCCATAAATTCATCTTTATATCTAAACTGTATCTTAATATTTGAATTTTTATCAATAAATATATTATCAATTAATTCATCAACAGCCTTTTTAGTTAATTCTTCCATATTCTGATTTTTCTTAAAAACATTTATCCAATCTTTATTTTTTTCAGATTTAAAATCAATTTTATCTATTCTTTCACTTATTAATATTTTATTCTTTTTTAAATTTTTCAAAATCTGATTATATTCTTTTTCATAATCTAAAAACTCCTCCTCGCTTATATATTCATTCTCATAATCTTCTTTCACAGATACTTTTAAAATTTTATACTTATTTATATCTTCATCAATCTCTTGTATTCTATTATATAATATTTCCAAATCATAATTTATTTTCTCCTCTTTTAAAATCTCTTCAATCGCTTTTTCCATATCTAATAACATATCAATTTGCTTATTAATTATTTCTAACACATCTCTTTTCAATTTATTTTTCTCTGTTGTATGTTTAGAACATATTTTTTCTTTAATATAAGATGTACAATAAAAATATTCATAACCTTTTGATTTTCTTATAGTCAAAGAATTGCCACATTCTTCACACTTCAAATGTCCAGAAAACACATCATATTGATTATTCTTACAAATTCGATTATCTCTATTATAAATAATATTTTGAATATAATTAAATTGTTCTCTACTAATCAATGGTGGATGATGTTCTGGAATAACAATCCAGTCACTAGAAGCAATAGGAACTAATTTATGTATCTTATGACTTACTCTTTTCCTTTTTCCCTGTATTAAATCACCCGTATATGCTTGATTTTGTAAAATTCTATCTAACATTTTAATATTCCAAGATTTCATCGTATTAGTTGTTTTAGCCTTTATAATCCCTTCATTCATTTTATATAATGCTGGTGGAATAATATCGCATTTATTTAATTCATCAATCACCTCATTTTTACTTTTCCCATCAAGAATCATATTAAATATTTTCTTTACAACTTTTGATGCTTTTTTATCTATAATAAATTTATGTTTATCTTTAGGGTCTTTTTTATATCCATACGGTGCAGCAACACCAATAAATTCTCCATTTATTCTTTTAGTATAAAAACTACTTTTTACTTTATTAGAAATATCTCTTGCATATTCATCATTCATTAAATTCTTAAATGGTACAACAACATTATTAATAGATTTGGGGTCTTTAAAACTATCTATATTATCATTCAGCGAAATAAATCTTATATTATATAATGGGAATACCTCTTCTAAATATTGACCTACTTCTATATAATTTCGACCTAATCTAGATAAATCTTTAACAACAACAGCATTAATTTTCTCTTTTTTTATATCCAGTAACATTTTTTGAAAATTTGGTCGTTCAAAATCCGTACCAGTAAAACCATCATCAACATAAAAATCTTTTAATTTTAACTCTTTATGATTTTTTAAATATAAACTAATAAACTCTTTTTGATTTGTAATACTATTTGATTCTATTTTATCACCATCGTCATTAGACAATCGCACATATGCAGCCACATTCCATTTGTTCATTATTCCTTTTCTCCTCTCCATTAATAAATTCTAATACCTTTTCATATTCATCTTGATATTTAAACTTAATTTTTATATTTGCATTATCATAAACATAGATACACTCTATTAACTCTTCCAAAACCTCTTTATTTAAAATTTTAATATTTTTATTTCTTCTATAATGTTCTATCCAATAATCATCTTTTTTCATATTTTTAACATTTTCTATATATATGTTTTCCAAAACTTTAATTTCATCATTTAACTTTATAATTTTTTCATCATAATCTTTTGAATAAAACAAAAAATCTTCCTTACTTATATTTCCTAATTTCCATTCCTCATAAGATATCTTTTTATTTTTCTTTAAATTATCAATATTGTTTTTCAACTTATTGATTTTATTTATATATTCTTCTTCATACTTATAGGGTAATTCATTTTTTCTTAACTTCTTTAATACTTTTTCTAAACTCAATACCATTTTTACTTGAAACATTATTGTCTCTAACACTATATCATTTAATTGTTCTTCTCTTATTTTAGATAATACACACTTATCGGTTTGAACTTCATATCTTCTACAAACATAGTATGTACAACATTTATCTTTTACAAAATACTTCTTTTTACACATAGTATATCCACAATTACCACATTTTAATTTTCCATTATAAATCGAATATTGGGCTTCTCTATTACTAATATTTTTTCTATTTCTAATTAATTCAACTACTTTTTCAAAATCTTTAACATCTATTATTCCTTTATGCGTATTTTTTACAACAATCCACTCGTCTTTAGATTTAGAAATTCGTTTTTTATTTTTATAACTCACAACACCTGTTCTATTATAAACTAAATTTCCAATATATGTTTCATTTGTCAAAATATTATTAACACTTCTTTTACACCAACTATATTCTTTTTTTATTTTTGTATCTGTTAAACTTATGTTATTTCTTTCCCTTCTTTGAATTTCTTTTCTACACAAAATATTATTATCATTTAAATATTTACATATTTTTATTGTTCCATCTCCTTCTAAAGCCTTTTTGTACATAAGTTTAACAACTTCAGCCTCTTTTTCATCTATAACAAGTTTATACTTATTTCTTTTATCTTTCTTATAACCATAAGGGGTTGTACCACCAACAAACTCACCTTTTTTTGCCTTTGTAAATAAAGCACTTTTTATTTTATTAGAAATATCTCTTGCATATTCGTCATTCATTAAATTTTTAAAAGATACAACTACATTACTAATAGATTTCGGATCTTTAAAACTATCTATATTATCATTAATAGCAATGAACCTTGTATTATATATAGGAAAAACATTTTCAAGATAATTTCCTGTTTCTATATAATTTCGTCCAAATCTAGATAAATCTTTAACAATAATAGTATTAATTTTGCCGCTAGTTAAATCCATAATCATTCTATTAAATCCTGGTCTATTAAAATTTGTTCCAGAATAACCGTCATCAACATAATAATCAATAATTTTAAAATTATGTTCATTTTTCAAATAATAATTTATCAAATCTCTTTGATTTATTATACTATCTGATTCTACATTATCTCCATCATCATCACAAGATAATCGACAATAAACACCAATATTCCACATTAAAACTTTATTATTATTTAACAAATCCTTTTTACTCTTTCTACCAGCCATTATGCACTCCTCCTATTCTTTTGAATTTTCAAGCATTTTCTTAAAACTTCTTTATGAATATTAGAAAAATTACCATTATTAAAAACAGATATTAATTTAACTTTTTTACTTTTTAATTTCTTATCCATAAAATCTGATAAGTCATCCGTTTTTCTACTAATTCTTGAAAAATTAGTTACATATATATAACTAATTTCATTTTTTTCAATATCTGATACAAGTTCCTTAAATGCAGGTCTGTTAAAATTTAAACCAGAATATCCTAAATCAATATAATATTTTTTCTCATCAAGTCTATTATACTTATTAATATAATCCTCAATACTTTTCTTTTGTTTTTCCACCT